CAAAGACACAGCAGCAGATTATCTCTGCACATTTCACGGCTTCAAGCGTATGAGCTTTGCTGGCGCATTGAAAGATGCCGTAGCAGTTATCTTCAATTGGGACCGTGAACTTCTTGAGGGTTCAACCAAAGCCAGCCGTGAATGGCGAGAAGAAATTGACACTTGGTGGGCAGAACGATTGGGTATCCCTAATCTGACTCCCCGTTGGGTATTGCAGCAATGGGGAACAGACGTTGCCCGCAAGAACTTTCATAACGATATCTGGGTGGCAAGCGTAGAGAATCGCTTACGGGGAATCAAGGATGATATCGTAATCACTGATTGTCGCTTTGCTAATGAAGTACACGCTATCAAGAGTGCAGGTGGCGTTACTTTGCGAACGCATCGTGGGGCAGATCCTATCTGGCTTGAAATAGCAGAATTGCACACTACAGCGGATAACGACAAAGATAAGACATACTTTAAAGACTTGCTAGAACAGAATCATGATGTTCATGCTAGCGAATATAGCAGTATTGGACTAGATTACGATTATCACATTGACAACACCGGAACGATTGACCATCTACACAAACAGATGGAATCAGTAATCAACCGTTAAGTCTCCCCTCTTCCATGTGACCTCTTTGCGCTTAACGACTTCAATGCAGTTGAGACATATGGTTCGTAGATTACTGAATGCTATATTGTTCAAATCACCGTCAATATGAAAGACGGTCATCTGACTAGGATATATACTCTTGAAGCCGCAGATATCACACTGCGGTTTCTTTTTGTATCCGGCCTTTTTCCAACTGGGCACAATAGGTTTCTTCTTAGCCTTCTTTTTTCCGCAGTTATCACATATACTTCGGTAATAGGTTTTACCGTTGCGGATGTAGTTTATCGCACAATAGTTCTTATTACATTCTTTACATATGGGCCTTTTTAGCATAAGAATATTTATGCATTTTAACCTTTAAAGGTTCGGTTAAACCAGGTTTTTTCACTTATACACTAAATAATTATTAGAATCTTGATGTAATGTATATATCAAGAAGGTGGTAAACCTCAGAATCATACAAAGGAAATTAAATTATGGCACTAGTATCCCCGGGCGTAGAAGTAACGATTACAGACGAATCGCAATATCTTCCAGCACCCACTAACTCAATTCCTTTTATTCTTCTTGCAACAGCAGAGAATAAAGCAAATCCAAATGGTACCGGAGTAGCTGTTGGTACTACCGCAGCTAATGCTGGAAAACTATTTCAGGTAACAAGCCAACGTGATCTTGTGACTCTTTATGGAGAGCCGTTCTTCTATACTACTTCGAATGGGACTCCTATTCAGGGTTATGAATTGAACGAGTACGGATTGCTAGCAGCGTATTCAGCACTTGGCATTACTAATCGTGCATTTTGCTTAAGAGCAGACATCGACTTAGCAAGTCTCGTAGGACAAACAGGTAGACCAAGTGGTGCACCTGAAGATGGAACTTACTGGTTAGACACTTCTATCACAACTTGGGGTATTAATGAGTTTGATTCAGTTACCGGTCAGTTTACACTACAGCAACCGATCGTAATCACTGATTCATCACTATTAGACGGCGGATTTCCGCTACAGTCAACCGGTGTTTTCGGCGACTACGCAGTAAACGCTATTCCAACTTATGAAGTACCTACTGCGGCTGATGCAGTTCAATTCTTCTATAAAAATGTTGACAATGTTTGGGTATCAATTGGTTCTCCGGAATGGTTAGAATCATGGCCAACTATTCAAGGGGCTAATTCAGTAAGTACATTGACTGCAGGTGATACTCTTACTATTAACATCAACGGTAGTTTCGGCGCAACACTTACTGTTCCAGCCGCACCTGATAATACTGTGAGTTATATGGCCTCACTAATCAATTTACTAAACTTCCAGTTCTTGTCGGCTAGAGCAGCAGGAACAGGAACAAGCCAAAGTTTGCAATTGTTTTCTACTCAAAATGCTGGTCAATTGGGTGTAACTACACCATTTTCATTGACTGTTGCAGGAACAGGAACACTTCTTGCTGACTTGGGTATTTCTGCTGGTACATACTATCAGCCAGGTTTCGATTATGGAACTTCTGCTGAACAGCCACTTTGGACTACTGGTCAAACATTCCCTAGACCAAGTGGTTCAGTTTGGCTCAAAGTCGGAACAGCTGGATCTGGCCTAAACACTGCAATTTCTGTTTGGAATAGTACTTTAAATACTTGGGTACCTAAAACAGTATCCTACGCTACTTCTGACGTTGCTGCTACTAATGCACTTGATTCAACTGGTGGTAAGAATATTCCAGCCGGAACAGTATATACTCAGTATGATTTTAATGTAGCTACATTTGCTTCTCAGGCTTCTCCTCCTCTATATTATTGGGAAAGACTTGCAACCGGTCCAACGATAGTTACGGGCAGCGTTACTAATCCAACATTTACTGTTGGGCCCTATTCTCTTGAGGTGATAGTGTCTTTGCCGGGAACAGGAATTAGTGGCACTTACTCAATAACATTAGGTGATGACACTGATGCTACAGATTTTGTAAATGAGTGGAATAGTACTGCTATCCCTTATACAACTGCTACTGTAACCGATGCAGGAGCAATTCAGATTACACATACCCAAGGTGGTGAAATCTACATGAATGATAGAAGCAACACCACAGGCTTGCCCACTACTCCATCATTACTAAGCGCCGCAGGATTCATTCCTGGATCAACATTAGGAGTGAAAAACGGATTTGGTGACCCTTTTGTCTTCCAGCCAGTGCAATCATCAAGTAGTGGATTAGGTGCAAACCTATCTATTAATGTTGGAACAGCTTATGGAAAATATTACGTTAACCCTACAAGCTTTCCTAATGCAGGATCAGGTTTTGCAGTCGGTGATACCGTAACTTTCTTAGGAAGTGCTATGGGCGGCACAGCGCCTACTAATAATCTTGTTGTTGAAGTAACAGCAGTTGTTTCTGGTGCAGTCACAGCTATTACACCAGTTAGTGGCGTAGCAGTAGCAAACTATACTACTCAGTTATCAAACTGGGTTGAATTTGATATGACTGCAAACGAAGGTGCACCGGTAGCTGCTCCTGCTAACCTAACTAATTGGTTCTACTCAGTTGTTGACGAAGTAGATATCATGGTTAACACATCAGCTGGATGGAGAGGATATAAGAATGTCAATTATGACGCTAGTGGTTTCCCACTCCCAAGCGGTACAAACTTAACGGATCCAAACGGACCAATCGTAAGTGCAAGTGAACCAACTGTACAATCAGACGGAACTGCTTTGGCATACGGCGACATTTGGATCGATACATCTGACTTAGACAATTATCCAATCATTAATCGTTGGCAGCAAGTTGATACCGTTGATCAGTGGGTAAGAATTGATAATACTAACCAGACAAGTTCAACCGGCGTAGTATTCGCTGACGCTCGTTGGGCCCTTAACGGTACAACTAACCCAGTTGACGATCCTATCCCATCGATTGTGAGCTTGCTATCTAGCAATTATTTGGATTTGGATGCGCCAACTACGTCACTTTATCCAGTAGGTATGCTATTGTTCAACACTCGTCGTTCAGGGTACAATGTTAAGCAATACCGCACTAACTACTTTAACACAACTCAATTCCCGGATGAGACACTTCCAGTTGAGAAGGCCGCATGGGTTTCAGTAAGTGGTCTAGAGTCAAGCGGTGCTCCTTATATGGGTCGTAATGCCCAGAGAGCAATGGTTGTTCAAGCAATGAGAGCAGCAATTGATTCTAACGGTGCAATTCGTGATGATGACAATCCATTCAACTTGATTGCAACTCCGAATTATCCTGAATTGCAACCTAACATGATTATTCTTAACAATGATCGTGGTCAAACTGGATTTATTATCGGTGACACACCAATGAGACTGCCAGATGACGCAACTGCAATTCAAGCGTGGGCAACAAATGCTGCTGGCGTATCATCAACCGGAGAAGAAGGTCTAGTAACCCGTGATACTTATATGGGTCTATTCTATCCATCAGGGATTACTAATGACTTGCGTGGTAATTTAGTAGCAGTTCCCCCATCACACATGATGATTAGAACTATTCTTCGCAACGATAGTATCGCTTATCCTTGGTTCGCCCCAGCAGGTACTCGTCGTGGGGTAATTGATAACGCAGCGTCAATCGGTTACATTGATTCAATTACAGGTGAGTTTGTTCCAATCAAGACAAGAATAGGAATTCGTGACGTATTATATACTAATCAAATCAACCCACTCGTGTTCTTCACTGGAAATGGTTTGTTGAACTACGGTAATAAATCAAGCTTTAATTCACAGTCAGCACTTGACAGAATTAACGTTGCAAGACTTATTGCTTATCTTCGTCGTCAATTGACAGTCGCAGCAAGACCGTTCATCTTTGAACCAAATGATGCGCTGACAAGACAAGAGATTTCAGGGGTTGTCCAAACACTTCTAGTTGATCTTGTTGCTAAGAGAGGCATCTACGATTATCTTGTAGTTTGCGACGAATCAAATAACACTCCTGCCCGTATCGATAGAAACGAGCTTTGGGTAGATGTTGCAATTGAGCCAGTTAAGGCAATTGAGTTCATCTACATTCCGGTTCGTGTCTTCAATACTGGAGAAATTGCAGGATTAGCAAATGGGCTATCACAAGACTAACATTATAATAAATTATCAACGGGTGCTTTCGGGCACCCGTTGATAAAAAGATAAATACTTATAACAGGAGAATACAAAATGGCAACAGCCTCACAATCATTGTTCAACATGACCGTAGCATCTGACAACGCAGGCGGCAACCAAGGTCTGTTGATGCCTAAACTACAGTTCCGCTTTAGAGTCAATTTCTTGAACTTTGGGGTTGATGTCAACGGTGGTCTACAACTTACCAAACAAGTAGTAGATTGCACTCGTCCTAATCTTACATTCGATGAAGTTACGCTTAACGTATATAACTCAAGAATGTATGTAGCTGGTAAGCACACTTGGAGCGAATTGACTGTCAACATCCGTGATGACGCATCTGGATCAGTCTCAAAGGCTGTCGGTCAGCAAATTCAAAAGCAATTTGACTTTGTTGAGCAGGCATCTGCTGCAACTGGACAAGACTATAAGTTCCAAACTAATATTGAAATTCTAGATGGTGGTAACGGAACACTTGTTCCTACAG